TTATGATGGGTTATTTAGAGGGTTATATCTTACAGCATCTTCCAGATGGTCAGGTGCAAAATGTGCATATCGCATTGTCATTTTGATGTCGGTATGGCCTAGTACGCGCTGTAAAACCAAAATATTGCCACCATTCATCATAAAGTGACTTGCGAAGGTATGGCGCAAAACGTGGGTAAGTTGTCCTGCCGGTAGTTCGATGCCTGTTCTTTCCAGGGCAGATCGGAATGCGCCATAACAATCACTAAACAACTGGCCTTTTTTATCATTAGGCAGAGACTCATAGAGCTCTTTGCTGATTGGGACGGTGCGGTTTTTTCTGCCTTTCGTGTTGGTGTATGTGATTTTGTATTTCGCGAGCTGGCTTTTTCTCAGACTCTCGGCCTCAGACCACCGTGCGCCAGTGGCGAGACAGATTCTTACCACGGTTTCTAAATCAGGGTGGTCATGCCGTTTGCACTCTCCGAGAAGTAACGAAATCTGGTCGTGAGTTAGCCAGGCCATTTCCATTTCTTCTGTGCGGAATGGGCGCATATTTTTCAGTGGGTTTTCACCCTTCCATTCTCCGAGGCGGTTTAGCTCATTGAACACTGCCCGGTAGTAGGCCAGCTCAAGATTAAGCGTGCGAGGTGATACCTCTTTCACTCTGTTTGAACGGGCATACTCACCCTTTAACCGCTTTTCTCGGTAGCGGGAAAACATCTGCGCATCGAAATCGCGTGCAAGTGGTTCTCCCATACACTCAAAAGCATGGTGCATGGCTAACTGGCGTTTCAAGCCGTCTTTCAGCGTAATACCATGAGAGCTATACCATGAATCAACCAGCTCTTTCAACGTGCGCCTGTCTTCCCTTTCTTCCTGCCACGGGTTTTGAACGGTGTACTGTTCAAACGCCAGTGCCTCGCCTTTAGTAGCGAATTTCTTTCTGATACGTTTGCCTTTTGCACCGTTTGGGTAGATCTCACAAATCCAGCCGCCAGCCGGATTTTTACGGACAGTCATCAATTAACCTCGCTGTATACACCCACTACACGGCCAATCGTTTTTATCTCATCTATCCCGCACTCAAACGGTACTTTGCCGCCTGCAACGTGTAACTTTTTGCCGGGTAGGAGCGTCAATTCTCTGATGCTGGTAGCCCCCTCAATATCAACCAACCAAAGGCCATCAGAAAGTGAGGCATCTTGTTCTATGAAGTGCAGCTTTCCATCGGCGCGAACAGCAATACCTTTTGACATTTGCTTGCTAAAAAAACCGGCATCAATACTCAATGGTGAATTTTCTTCGAGTTTCCCATCACTCAGAGTGAAGGAGTCTATCGTTTTCGGATCCGTTGGAGACGGTTTGCCATCATATTGAGAGCCTTGCCCCGTAAGAAGCCATAGCAGGCTTGCTCCGGTTTCTAGTGCGCACTGTACGGCGAAATCATAAGAAACAGTGCCTCGCGTGTAGCGGTTTTGTAGGGAACTGGCGGCAATATTGAAGTGCCGGGCTAGCTGGATTTTTTGAGTAAAACCATATACTTGACAAATTCTATCCAGTAACTCGTCGTTATTCACATGAGTATCAAGTATCAAAATTTATTCCTTTGGGTATTTACTAATATTCAATCGAGTATTAGTATCGTTGCTAATTCGGGCAATCTGTGGCAGAAGTTGGCAAACAAAGGCCATTGATTGCAAACATTGTCAAAATGGGAATCATGCAACATGGCTTCTGAAATCGCAATCATCAAAATCCCGTCTCCCGTGGTCACGCTTCAGCAGTTCGCAGAACTTGAGGGTGTTTCTGAGCGGACCGCCTATCGCTGGACTACAGGAGATGCCCCGCGTGTACCAATTGAAAAACGTGTGATCCGCAAGGGCTGTAAGAAAGCCGGTGGCCCTATCCGAATTTATTACGCGCGTTGGAAAGAAGAGCAGTTGCGTAAAGCTCTGGGGCACGCTCGTTTTCAGCTCATCATTGAGAATCCATATTCACTTTAAGTGAATTTTAAGGATGCAGCATGTTTGATTTCCAAGTTTCCAAACATTCCCACTATGACGAAGCATGCAGGGCTTTCGCGCAGCGTCACAACATGGTGAAGCTGGCCGAGCGTGCAGGTATGAACGTTCAAACGTTACGTAACAAGCTCAACCCGGAACAGCCTCACCAGTTCACGCCGCCTGAATTGTGGCTGCTGACTGACCTGACCGAAGACTCAACTCTCGTTGATGGTTTTCTGGCGCAGATTCATTGCCTGCCATGCGTGCCGGTTAATGAGTTGGCTAAAGATAAATTGCAGTCTTACGTCATGCGCGCAATGCGTGAACTCGGTGAACTGGCGAGCGGTGCTGTATCTGATGAGCGTCTGACCACTGCCCGTAAGCACAACATGATTGAAAGCGTTAACTCCGGCATTCGCATGTTGTCATTGTCGGCTCTGGCGCTGCATGCACGTCTGCAGAGTAATCCAGCTATGTCGAGCGTGGTCGATACTATGAGCGGTATTGGCGCATCGTTTGGTCTGATTTGAGGTGCGTATGCTGAAAAGTGAACCGGCATTCGCGTCTCTGCTCGTTAAGCAAAGCCCCAGCATGCATTACGGCCACGGCTGGATCGCAGGTAAGGACGGCAAGCGTTGGCACCCGAGCCTCTCACAGGCTGATTTACTTGCAGGCCTCTCTACTCAAAAGCAGGGGGAATCATGGCTATTGAAGCTTTGCCGACAACTGCGCCGCTAAAGGCTGGCGAACGTTTGGCCGGTTTGAATCATGTGGCCGAACTTCGCGCCAGATTCTGGGGCGATACGGTCTTTACTGTTGCTGGTAGTGCCATTGTGACCGCACTCGGTGCGATTACCTGGCCGATTGTGGCCGTCGGTGCGGCGATTGTGGCCGGGGCGCTACTCATCCGCAAATATTGGGAGCCCATCAGCGCATTTTTCTCGGGGGTCATTGAGGGCATCATGAGTGCTTTTGCTCCGGTCGGGGAAATGTTTGCACCACTGGCACCCATTTTTGACGGACTCGGTGAGAAGCTGCGCGGAGTCTGGCAATGGTTTAAAGACCTGATTGCACCGGTCAAAGCTACGCAGGAGACGCTCGATAGCTGTAAAAATGCTGGCGTTATTTTCGGTCAGGCGTTGGCCTCAGCGCTGATGGCACCGCTGAACGTTTTCAACAAGCTACGCAGTGGTGTCGACTGGCTTCTCGAAAAGCTCGGCATCATCAACAAAGAATCGGACAGCCTCGACCAGACCGCGGCCAGAACCAACGCCGCCACGCAGGGGAATTCCTACATCCCGGCAACCAGCACATATGGCGGCTATCAGGCTTATCAACCCGTTACCGCACCGGCGGGGCGCTCTTACATTGACCAGAGCAAAAGCGAATACAACATCACTCTGCCGGGTGGTGTTGCGCCGGGGCATCAGCTTGACCGCCAGTTACGCGACACGCTCGAACAGATTGAACGTGATAAACGTGCGCGCCAGCGTGCAAGTATGACCCACGATTTCTGAGGAAGGATAAAACGATGATGCTTGCGCTGGGAATGTTTGTTTTTGAACTCCGTACTCTGCCTTATCAGTCAATGCAGCATTCGAAAGATTACCGCTGGGCGTCTAATGACCGGGTCGGTAAACCGCCTGCATATCAGTTTCTCGGCGAGGGGGAAACCGCAATACAGCTTGCCGGTACGCTTTACCCTGCCATTACCGGCGGTCATATATCCCTGCTGGCTGTGGAACTGATGGCCGATGAAGGCAGGGCGTGGCCGCTGATTGAGGGTACCGGCAAAATCCTCGGGATGTATATCATCGATAAGGTGTCGACCACGCACGCCGAGTTTTTCAGCGATGGTGCGGCAAGAAAGATTGATTTCACGCTTTCGCTAAAACGGGTCGATGAATCACTGACGGCAATGTTTGGCGACCTGAATAAACAGGCGAGCGAGCTTCTCGGCTCTGCCGGTAATCTGACCGATAAGTTGCAGGGTGCGCCCGGAGGGCTGACCACATGATTACGGGAATGACTATTGACGCCGGTGCCAGTCTTGCACCGGCATTTATGCTAACGCTGAACAGCCAGGACATTACCAGCAATTTTAGTGACCGGCTGATTTCTCTCACCATGACCGACAACCGGGGTTTTGAGGCTGACCAGCTCGACATTGAGCTCGACGATACCGACGGAAAAGTCGAGTTACCCCTGCGCGGGGCGGTGCTGACGCTGTGGCTTGGCTGGCAGGGTTCGGCGCTATTAAATAAAGGTGATTTTACGGTCGATGAGATTGAGCACCGGGGCGCGCCTGATACCCTGACCATCCGGGCTCGTAGTGCAGACTTTCGCGGCACGCTCAATTCACGGCGTGAAGAATCATGGCACGATACCACCATCGGTGAGCTGGTAAGCACCATTGCAAAGCGTAACAAACTGACGGCCAGCGTCGCGGATTCGCTGAAACAAATCCCGGTACCGCATATCGACCAGTCGCAGGAATCCGACGCGGTATTTCTAACCCGGCTGGCTGACCGAAACGGAGCGACTGTATCGGTTAAAGCGGGAAAGCTCCTGTTTCTGAAAGCCGGTAGTGCGCTGACGGCCAGCGGTAAGCCCATTCCACAAATGACGCTGACCCGCAGTGACGGCGACCGTCATCAGTTTGCCATTGCCGACCGCGGAGCTTATACCGGTGTAACAGCTAAATGGTTGCACACCAAAGACCCGAAGCCGCAAAAACAGAAAGTGACGCTGAAACGCCAGCCAAAAGAGAAGCACCTTCGCGCACTGGAACACCCGAAAGCAAAGCCGGTCAGCAAAAAGACGAAGTCCAGAAAAGAGCCGGAGGCTCGCGAGGGTGAGTATATGGCCGGTGAGGCCGATAACGTACTGGCGCTGACGACGGTCTACGCTTCTAAGGCGCAGGCGATGCGCGCCGCTCAGGCTAAGTGGGATAAGCTGCAGCGAGGCGTTGCGGAGTTTTCAATTACGCTGGCGCTTGGTAGGGCTGATTTATTCCCTGAGACACCGGTGCGCGTGTCAGGCTTTAAGCGCGTCATAGACGAGCAATCGTGGTTAATCAGTAAGGTGACTCACAATATGAATAATAGTGGCTTCACGACGGGCTTAGAGCTTGAGGTTAAACTCTCTGATGTGGAGTACAGTGCAGAATCGGATGATGAATAAAATGTATTCACAAAAAGTGAATTAGTGATTATTATTGGTTCACGAATTGAGAATAAGAGGTGGGTTATGTTTCATTGTCCGAAGTGCCATCATGCCGCACATGCGCGAACAAGCCGCTATCTAACCGAAAATACGAAAGAGCGCTACCACCAGTGCCAGAATATCAACTGCAGTTGTACGTTTATGACAATGGAAACGATAGAACGCTTTATTGTTACTCCGGGATCCATCGACCCGGCACCGCCGCACCCGACTGTTGGTGGTCAGCGACCATTGTGGCTCTGA